AGGTAGAATTAAAAAGTTCCACCTGACTGACTTTGAGTTGGTTAGACAGGACTTGATAAATCACTTTAACATACACAAAGGTCAGAAACTAATGAGCCCAGATTTTGGTACGATAATTTGGGGGCTTCTTTATGAGCCGATGACCGCGGATCTAAAAGCAATTCTAGTAGATGATGTTACCCGCATTGTGAAATACGACCCTAGATTACGTGCAGATAGGGTAGTTATAAACGAATTTGAACAAGGTCTCAAAGTAGATATTGAACTAACGTTCCTCCCCGGAAACTTCTCATCTAGTCTCCAGTTAGAGTTTAACTCAAACAGCGAACAAGTAGCCGTAGTATAATAGTAGCACATTTCAAATGCCATAAATACTGAATAACAGGTATTAATGACAATATGGCCACTACTACAAGACAAACAAGTTTATTAGTTCAACAGGATTGGACTAAAATTTATCAGACATTCAAAGACGCTAACTTCCAGAGTTTTGACTTTGAAACTATACGCAAGAGCATGATTGAGTACTTGCGTACTTACTATCCAGAAGACTTTAACGACTTTACTGAATCAAGTGAATATATTGCACTTATTGATTTAATTGCATTCTTAGGTCAAAGTTTAGCATTTAGAACAGACTTAAATGCTAGAGAAAACTTCTTAGATACAGCAGAGCGTAGAGATAGTATTCTTAAACTGGCCAAGTTAATCAGCTATAACCCAAAGCGTAATATACCTGCCAGTGGCTTTATAAAATTCCAAAGTGTTTCGACCAGCGAAAGAGTTTTCGACAGTGAAGGCAATAACCTCGCAAACACTATTATTAACTGGAACGACAGTACTAACGAAAATTGGTTAGAACAATTTACTGCCGTACTTAATGCTTCGTTGTTAACTACCCAATCTATAGGTAAACCTGGAGCGACGAAAACACTCAATGGTATCAAAACTGATGAGTATACTGTAAAAATGTTAAACAACATTGTTCCAGTCAAGTCGTTCAATGCCAGCATATCAGGTATTACTACAAGATTTGAAGTTGTGAGTGCATCAACCGCAGACTATAATTATGTCTACGAAAAGGACCCACAGCCTAACGGTATTTTTAATTTCCTATACAAGAATGACAATCAAGGTAATGCATCAAACAATACTGGATATTTCTTTTACTTTAAACAAGGCGAACTACTAAATTTAGATTTTAATGTTAGTGAAAGTTTACCTAATCGTGTTGTAAATGTAAACTTTAATAACATTAACAACAACGACGTATGGTTGTATGGATTAGACGCCAACGGTAATATTGACACAGAATGGACTAAAGTGCCAGCAGTCAATGGTATTAATGTTATATACAACAATACCGCAGAAAGAAATTTGTACAGCGTAGGCACACGAGCAAATGATCAAATTGACTTAGTGTTCGGAGACGGGTCATTCACAAATATTCCAGATGGTAATTTTAGGTTGTACTACAGATTGTCAAACAATCAAACATATAAAATTACACCAGAGGAAATGAGCTCCATCAACGTTAGTATTCCTTATCGTAGTAAAACAGGACGTACTGAAACGTTAACAGTTCGTGCTAGTTTACAATACACGGTTACTAATGCAACCAGTCGCGAATCACTTGACGAAATTAGAACAAAAGCACCACAGCAGTATTATACACAGAATCGCATGGTATCGGGCGAGGACTATAATGTCTTACCGTATACAACTTTTAGTACAATACTCAAAGCCAAGGCTGTTAATAGAAGCAGTTCAGGCATAAGCAGATATTTAGATGTAGTAGATGCAACAGGCAAATACTCCAGCACAAACATTTTTGCTGAAGATGGCGAAATCTACAAAGAAGACGTATCTACTACAGCAGTTACATTTCAGTTTACCAGTAGGAGTGAAGTAAGCAACTTAGTACAAACTTCTATACAAGATCTTATTTCGCAGTCAGATGTAAAGCATCTGTACTATAGAACAGCAACACGCCAAACACCAACAGCAACTTGGACACAGGTTACTAACAGTAGTGGGCGCAGTACTGGTACATTTAGTTCTGACAGTTATGTGTTCTTAACACAAGGAGCTCTTGTGAAGTTTAATGCTCCGTCTGGCAAGTATTTTAATGCACAAAATCAGCTGGTTACAGGAACTCCCACAACAGAGTTTCAGCGCACCAGCATATGGGCAAGCATAATCAGTTACCCCACTCCAGGAGTAGGCAATGCTATACTAAGTGTGGTTGTCCCAAGTACTGCTATAGTAGCAGAAGTGATTCCGGTTTTTGAAAATTCATGGCCATCAACACTTATTACTACTATTATTGATAATATATTAAGTTACAAAACATTTGCTCTGCGTTACGATGTAAGCGATATGGAGTGGAAAATCGTTACTGAAGCAAACATTGGTACTGGCGAGTTCAGTTTAACTAATGCTGGAAATACCACAGGAACTAATTTAGATAACAGTTGGTTCTTGAAATTAAGTTATGATAATCAAGAATACAACGTAGTCAGCAGAGGAACAAAGTACTTTTTCCAAAGTGTAAGGGAAACACGTTTTTACTTTAACCCAGATGCAAAAGTATACGACTCAAGAACAGCAACTACACTTATTGACGAGATAAAGATATTAAGAACCAATACAGAGCCTGACAGTTCAGACAGTATTTTCTATCCGCAGTCCTGGAAAATTGACAATCGTGTTATTGCCAGTGACGGTACTGAAGACAATAGAAAAATACTAGTTACATTCTTAGACGAAAATCTAGACGGTGTGCCAGACGACCCGGATCTGTTTACCACGTTTGTTGCGCCTACGGTTAACCCACAGAACAAGTATATATTCTTTGTGCAGTCTCAGGATAACGCAAACTTCTTGCAATATGATCCTGTATCGAGAACAGACATAGTATCCAGTTACGCAACTGAAAGTGATGTGTTAAACAATATATCTTTGTACGCAATTGATACAATTTTTTATGCGTACACAGATGATAAGTTTTTCCAGTCTAGCGGCACAGCACTAACACAATTAACGAACTATATTGCCAGAGTCGGTAGAGAGCAGATTTCGTTCCAGTACAAGCATAACAGCCCGAATAACAATAGAATAGACCCTAGCCCAAATAATCTAATAGATTTGTATATATTAACCAAAGCGTACAGTGATGACTATACTGCATACATTACAGACACAACATCGACACTAACAGAGCCAGTTGCACCAACTAGCGAAGATTTGCAAACAGATTACAGTACTATCGAAAATCTCAAAACTGTAAGTGACAGTTTGATATATAATGCCGCAAAGTTTAAACCTTTGTTTGGAAGCAAAGCCGAATCAGCATTGCGAGCTACGTTTAAAGTAGTTAAGAATCCAAGTTCTAATGTAAGTGATAACGAAGTTAAGAGTTTAGTGATTGATTCTATCAACACTTACTTTGATATCAACAATTGGGACTTTGGTGAAACATTTTACTTCAGTGAGCTAAGTGCATATTTGCACAGCGAACTAACACCAACAGTAAGCAGTATCATTATTGTTCCTAATTCAGGATCAAACAGTTTTGGTAACTTATATCAAATTAACACAGAGCCAAACGAAATACTTGTAAGTGCGGCAACAGTTAATGATGTACAAATTATTTCTGCTATTACAGCAGGACAACTTAATAGGGTATAGGAAGGTAGGCAATGGCAGCATTCAAAACTCATCAGTTTTTACCTGACGTTTTTCAAACTGATACTAACAAAAAGTTTTTAAACGCTACAGTTGATCAGTTACTCAGTGAGCCACAACTTAAACAGGTCAATGGCTACATTGGTAGAAAATTAGCACCTTCTTATAAAGCAAACGACAGTTATGTATCTGAGCCAACAGCGTCAAGAGCAGACTATCAGCTAGAACCAGGTGTAGTAATAAAAGACCAACTGACTAAAAAAGTAGATTATGCAACAACTTATGTAGACATTGTTAATAAAATTGGATACGAAGGTGGTATTACTAATAACCACAATAGACTGTTTGACAATGAATTTTATTCTTATGACCCTAGAATTAGTTTTGACAAGTTTGTTAACTTTAGTCAGTATTATTGGTTAAGCCTGGGTCCAAATCCTATACAAATTACCAGCACTGGCGTAAGTACTCGGCAAACATTTACAGTAACATACAATCCTGTTAACGATGCTTATGAATTTACAGGTAATGATAACGTTCCTAACCCAAGTATTACGCTGGCACGTGGCGGAGTGTACGAATTTGTAATTAACAATCCAGGAAATAACTTTTGGATTCAAGGCAAGCCAGGCACAGATGGTATAGACCCCGATCAAAGCAACGTAGAAACTAGAGATGTACTTGGTGTTGCAAACAACGGAACAGATTCCGGTACGGTAACTTTTACAGTCCCTAGTGCAACAGCACAAGATCAGTACACAAGTTTTCCGACTGTAGAGTCAGTTAGTTATGCTACTGATTTGGCATTTAATCAAGTGCAAGGTGCAAAGCCACAAGACTTAATTAACACATACGGTGGTATTGACGGCCCTGTTGCATACCTAGACGGCGCAACAGTTGTTTTTGTAAATAGAGCGTACATTGACGATAGTTTTTGGATAGATGTTGCTAGAACAGAAAACGGAATTGTTTACCTAGATCAGAGTGTACAGATTCCACTTGCTGACAGGACTAACGTTTATACAGTTTCAATACAGCCAGACGCAGAAGGCAATGACAGAATTTTATTATTACCTAAAATTGCTGTTCCTGAAGACCACAAAGTACGAATAACAGGCGGCGCAACGTATGCAAGCAAACAATGGTTTGTTAGAAATTCAGTGTACGAACTTGTTCCTTACATTACAGCACCACTTGCAAATTTATACTATCAGAACCAAGCTGATTCAGCCGCAAGTGGTATCATAAACCTAGTTGATCTCGATGTTGATACTATAGATCCCAGTACAGATATACTAGGAGAACTTAATTATACAAGCCCTAATGGTGTAGTATTCACAAACGGTTTAAAAGTTAATTTTGATTCTACAGTACCAGCAAGTTGGCAAAACAAGAACTACTATGTTGAGGGTGTGGGCACAGGTATAAGACTAGTGTCAGAGAATGAACTTATCAGTGTAGAAACACTGAACAAAAGTTTTGTTACAGCAGGCGGTTTAAACTATCAAGTTGATGATCAAGTTACCATCCAAGGTGGTACCTTTACTACTGCGGCAGTAGCAGTTGTTGATAGCATAACTCAAGATACTGCCGTGTTGTCGGCAACTATAGATCCTACTTCAGGCTCAGTTACAGCAG